GGGGCGATTGTTTTTTGACCGGAAAAATTCAATGGGTGGAAGCTTCCTCTCCGGATTCGTGGTAGTCGGAGCGGGGGAGGTTCCAGTGGTAGTAGGCGGCGAGCAGGCGCAGGACGACGACGACGGCGGCACCGAAGAGCATGGCGGCGTTGCCGCCGAGCGCGCGCCAGCACAGCGCGCAGATCAGCGCGCCGACGATCGACGCGCAGGCGTAGAAGTGCCGCACGAAGATATACGGCCGCTCGCCGGAGAAGACGTCGCGCAGCACACCGCCGCCCACGCCGGTGATGAGGCCGACGAAGATCAGCAGGAACAGCGTATAATCCTCCGACTGCTGGTACGCGCACTGCACGCCCACGACCGTAAAGACGCCGAGGCCGACCGCGTCCATCACGAGCAGCAGCCGGTCAAAGACCGGCTC